GGAACGACACGACGCCGAAAAAGCCGCCGACGCCGACGCAAAGCTGGCAACGACGCCGACGACCTCTCCCCGGCCAAGTTTCACTCAGCCAGCGGAGTCTCCCGAACGAGATCGTTGTGTTCGTCGATACACGCGACGAGCTTGGCGCGGATCGCGCGGCTTTGAGTCATCCACGCCCGCATCGCTTGGAGATTCTCCGCCAGCGCCGCATACAGCTCGGAGTCGAACCAATATCCCCAGACCTCGCTCGTGTCCATGACGAGCGTCGGCGGCGTGTCCTTGAGATCGAGCGCGTCCGGCCTGGCCGATGTGTCGCAAACGACCGGGACCGGCCGTTCGATGATGTTGACGTCGGGCTGTTGGGTCCCGAACAGAGAACAGCCAGAAAGCGCCGCGAGCGAAACAAGCGTCGCCACGCTAGTTTTCACGGGATTCGACCTCGATCTCCTCCCAGACCTGAGTCGTCGCTCGCCGGGCCAGCCGTTCGAGGAGGCCGGGTTTTGCCTGAGTGAGACGGGCGAGGCGCTCTCGGTCCTCAAGGACTTCGGTCGTCTGGATTTCGCGGTCTCGGGCGGCTTGGAGTTCACTCGTCAACACTTTCTGGCGTTCACTTTCGGCGTCGATCGCGGTTTCCAGGCGGCCGACTTGCTGTTCGGCGAGGTCGGCTCGGGTCCGTTCGGCTGTCGCGGCGACCTCGGCGGAGACTCTCATGTCAATCTGGCCCTTGACTAGCATGACCCCGGCGCCGATCATCCCTCCGCCCAGAACGAGAACGACGAGGAGAGCCTGAATGTTCACGTTTTATCCGCCATTGGATCGTCCGGTCCTGAAATAGTTATTCGTCAGCGTCCCGAGGACGCCTGTCATCACTCCCAGAATTCCGACCGGGAACCCGGCCACGGCGAGAGCCACGGCCTGATTTTCCACTGTCGTCCAATCGTAGGCCATGAACCAATCGGCGAGATAGAAACTGAAATTCATAAAAAAGGCATAGTAAACAATGACCAGCGCCCGCGGGATTATCCGCAAAGCATCGAGCCGGGCCGCGAAACGGATGACGGGGTCCGGTGAGACGATGTCGTTCACGACATATCTCTCGATTGTCGGCGTCCGTCATGCGCGCGCGATTTGCGGCGAGGTCGAGGTGATCGACGGCGCCGGGGCGCTCTGTGTCCCGCCTGATTCAATTCGCTCTCCGCGCCAGGATGCGCGACAGAGTCGAATTCCGTTCGGTCGTGGCGTCGGCTAAGGCCCGGAGATTATCGGCGAGGAGACCCTGTTCGGCCGACGTGAGTTCGTCCTGAGATTCGAGCTCGCGGTTCTCGTTCTCCAGTTCCTCGATGACGATGTCGAGAACTTGGATCAGGAGAACATCGACCGAGGCGACCGTCGCGGTCTGGGCCTTGGAGTTCTCCTCGACGATGACGCCGAGGGCGTCGATGTCGGCTTTCTGGGCGTATCGCTGATCCGCTCCCCAGACGACGAGCGACCCTCCTCCGCCGAATAGGAAAGCGACGACGGCGGCGATCGAGACGCCTTTCTGAGTTCCGGTGAGCTGTTTCATGTGGATTCAATCCTCCGCTGGCGGGCGTTTCGGGGCGTTCGTTCGTTGAATGTGACCGACGTCGGCGAGGGTCTGATCCTCAGTCGAGCCGTCGCGGTCGAAATCGCCGCCCCATGTGATCGGAATATCCAGCTCGGCGGCGGCGGCTTGAATGATCCCGGCGACGAACGAAAACAGTTTGACGTCAGTCCACGGGATTCCCTTTTTCCCGTTGCGGAGCGTGATCCAGGGCGCGAAATCAACAGCGTCGGAGAGCGGGAGACCGGCGTCGTCGGTCGCGTTGTGATAGGAGGCGGGCCAGCGCGCGTTTGTGAATCGCGGGTCGATCGAGTTCTGTTGTTCCTTGTCGCGGAACCCGTGAACGATCGTGATGTCGATCGACGGCGGCGTGAGCGCGAGCGCCGCGGACATGATGACGACGAGTTCGTCGTGACACGTCATGAGACGGGCGTTTGAGCGGGGTCCGAAACTGTGATTCTGAGCCATTGAGGAACTCCGGAGTCGGCGCCCTCACGGCGTCAAGGCCCGATAATACATTCCGGAGGACCGAAACGCGAAATGGGACCTCCTGAGCGTCGATCTAAGGCGTCAAAACGTGAGACCCTAGGCCCTAGCATCCCCGAAAACCGTTGATTATGTTAAAAAAAGGCCCCGGAACCGGGGCCGGATTGAGGCGTCGCGGCCGAGTTCTGACGCCCGGCTCGTGATTCCCGGCGTCTCAGGAGGACGCCCAGACGCCGCGAAATTCAGTGAAAGCCAGACCGCGGCGGCGTGTCCGCCGGGGTCTCGTCGGTCTCGACCGTCAGCTCGCCAGTCTCGTCGCGGATCGTGATCCGGACCTCCGTGACGTCGCGGAGCGAGTCGATCAGTCGGAGGATTTCGGATTTCGCCGCCTGGAAATGGGCCAAGGCCCGGAGCCGGTTCCGGGCCTGAGCGCGCCAAGCGAGCCACGAGGCCACGATGAACCCGAGGAGGAATCCGAGAGCGGCGTCGGGCCAGTTCATATCATCGGACGGTCGTCGAGACGTCCTGAAATATCCGGACGCCGTTGACGGTTCCCTCGTCCTTGAGTTCTCGGGCCATGTCGTTGAGGGCGGTCATGTTCGGTTCGAGGACGTGAGTCGGGAGTTTACCATCGGCGACCGCCTTGACGAGATCGAGGATGTCCACGACCTCGGCTTTCCACGTTTTCGTCACAATCACGCTCGACTCCCGGCCCCGCGTCGTCGCGACTTTCGCTGGCGCCGCGGCTCGCTCGACCTTTTTCTCGGCCTCCTCGACGACGACGTCGGCGACGATCGCCGCCTCCTGTCCGGCTTTTTTCCTGAGCGAGTCGGCGAGTTCCTGAGCCTCGCGGCGCTCGCGCGCCGCCGTCTCCCGTTCCTGTCGCGCCTTTTCGTTCGCGATGGCGACCTGAGCCTGAGCGAATCGGTTCATTTTCTTTTTCGCGATCTGAACGATCTCGTCGATTCGATCCCGCGGCGGCTTGAAAAGCGCGTTAATTTCGCGGACGACCGTGTTCAGCGGCTTGACCAGCGACTCGCGTTTGTCCTCCAGTTTGCGGCGGCGGTGTTGCATCATTTTCACGAGATCGCCGACCTGGCCCTGAGTCTCCTCGTCGGCGACGTCGATTCCCTCGATCGTTCCGGCGAACGCGGCGATGTCCGTGACGATCGGATTCAGTTCGGCCACGGCGAGCGACCGTTGTGTCGAGATTTCCATTGTTGTCCTCCTAGCGCCTCACGCGCTGGTTTGTGAATCGGGTCCGAGTTCACGCTCACGTTCAGCGAGAAACGTCCGGAGAGCTGGCTCGAAATCAGCCGGGAGTTCCTCGCGAATGACGGTGAGCTGATCGAGATTCGTCGCGTCGGTTATGGCGCGGGCGTAGTCTGAGACCTTTTTCGTCGGCCCTTGGATTTTAGCATCAACACGCCTCGCGCTCGACTCCTGAGATTCGACGGATCGGCTGGCGAGCTCGGTTTGAGCGCGATCGACGAGGTCGGGTTTGTCGTCGATGTGTCCACAAATCCAGACGAGGAACCCGTCCTCGACCTCCGCCCACGGGACGCCTTTCCACTCGCGCCCGATCGGGCAATGAGTCGAGAGCGGCTTTTGAGTCCGCGGGACAGCCGAGTCGATGCGATCCTCGCCGGGCTGATACGGATCACGCGATCCAGTCTCCAGCCGTTCGGGGTCCATGTCCTCAAGGTCCTGAGTGAAAATCTCCGAGAGTCCGCCGCAATTCAGGACGGCGTCGATCTGTCCGGATTTTTTCGTCATTTTCAGCGCCTTGTTCAAGTCGCCATAATCGGTTTCCAGGGCGCGCGCTCCGACGCCCTCGGCGAGAACAGCTCCCGCGGAGTTCTGGAGTTCACAGCGGAGCATCAACTGAACGACCGGCTCGCCGCGAATGACCCGATCCTCAATGTCCGCGAGCCGCGGCCAGCGAACGATCAGTCCGAGATAACCGACGATTTTTTCGGCGCCGGATTTCCACAGGGACGGCTTGCTGAAATGATACGGATTGTCGCAAAACTTTCCGCGATCACACTGGTCCTTTTTTATGACGTGAATCCGTCCGAAATCCGTTCCCTCGACGAGCGCCGTTTTCAGCCACTCGATCAGCGTCTCTCGATTCGTTTTTCGACGTTCGAGTCCGGCTTTGAAAACTGAGGGTTTGACATCGAGCGCCGATCGAATCTCAAGCGCCTGGCCGTTTCCGGGGTCACGGGACTCCACGGGGACGACCGCCCCGGCTGTTTTTTCGTTCATGGTTCTCTCCTGCAAAATGCCCGTTCAGTGTAACATTTCGCGAGACCCTGATCGACCCTCGACGCCTTTGTCCGGCTCGATATTCGTGGACAGACACTCCGGACACATGAACCGACATTCGCGAAACCGGACGACTGTCTGGAGGCCGTCGTCCCAGACTTTCGGACCCTCCGAAAACGACGGTGTCGCGAACTGAGAGCCGCAATCCAGACAGCGACCGCCCGACCTCATGGGATCAGTCCCTCACGCTCCGCGATGGCGTATCCGATCAGGAGGGCGGTCTGAGGGACGATCGCGTTTCCGAGACATTTAAGTCGGTCCACCCGAGCGGGAACCCCATGAGCCACTCGACCCACGTCGGGTTCAACTGTCCACCCGGCTCGATAACTCCCATCGCCGGGTCGGTCAACTGGCCGCGTCGCTGTCCACTTTTCGATGAACCTTTCCAGTCGTTCGCCGACGGTGTCGGGGTTCTCCCGATCCCGCCGTCGCCCCGGACCGCGTCCGTGAGGCTGATCCCCGGATGAGCTTTCGAGTTCGGCGTGTTCCGGCTCCCCGATCCCTCCGCGTCGGACGCCATCGGCGTCGGCCAGCGGGCGACCGCCGTCGCGAGATCGTCGCCGCCGCTCTCCGGTCGATTCGTCCGGGCGTAATCCGGACCCGACGGGCTGGACTTCGGCGTCGGCCAAGCGTGAACGACTCGGGCCAGGGTCCGCTGAGAATGATATTTCCGGCCGGGGAGATACAGTCGCTCGTGAGTCGCGTCCGTCGAGTCCTTGATCTCGTCGATCAGTTCGTCCGTCGGGAGACTCTCCAGCGCGCTCGGGGTAGGCCAATAGCCAGACTCGATCGCGTCTGTGCGGCGCGCCAAGTCGGGCAGCCGGGAGACAATACCATTCGACGATATACCCGATCGCGGCCATGTCTCCAAGAACTCGGCCAAACCATCGCCCTCGGTCTCCAGAAAGGAGAGCTGAGACGTTCTCCATGACCGCGTAAGCGGGGCGAATGTCGCCAATACATCGCGAAAGCTCGCCCCAGAGACCCGACTTTTCGCCGTCGATGCCAGCGCGCCGTCCCGCGAGCGAAAGGTCTGAACACGGAAAGCCGCCCGTGATGACGTCGATCCCTCGTTCCAAAAGTCCGTCTGTTCTGAGTCGCTCGGCGGTGAGCGTTCGGATGTCGTCATAAATTGGAACCTCGGGCCAGTGTCGCCGGAGAACTTTCTGAGGATAATCCTCGATTTCGCAAAACGCGACCGTCTCGAAAAAGCCGGTCCACTCAAGGCCCAGCGAAAAACCGCCGATCCCCGCGAACGTGTCGAGGACGGTCAGTTTCGTCAAAACAAATCGCCCTGGCGCGGGTCCTCGGGTTCGACGCGGCCGATTAAATCCCAGACGAGCATCGTGTTCCCGCGCTTGTTTTTCCGGCTCCCGACTGAGATCAGGAGGCCGCCCTGAAACAATTCGGTCCGGCGTTTCCGGACGCTCGAATAAGCGTATCGGCTGAACCGACTCAAGTCCTCCAGTTCGCCGTCAGTCATCGGGCCGCGACGCCTGATCTCCAGCGTGATCGCGGCGTGTAATTCCGACGCCTTTTTCTCGATGGTCGTGGCGGCGAGGATGCAAGTGAACGGGTCGCCCTTGCGAACCATCCCTCGAATGAGCGTGAAAATTTCGTTATCCATACGGGTCGCCCCAGCCCGCGGACGCGAGCGCGTCGCGGAAAACCTCAAGCTGGCGGAACGAGTCGGAGTTCGTCCGAACCGAGCGAAACATTTTTTTCGGACGTCCCCAGCTGGAGGACGAGACCGTGTCGATCGGTTCGAGCTTGGCCTCGGCGGCGAGCCAGCCGACGATCCGCCGACATCGACGCCGCGGGATTCCGGTCTGTGAGGCGACGTGATCCTCCGTGAAAAACTGGTTCGGATGCTCCCGAAAATAAAGCCAGACACGCTCGGCGTCGGTCGTCGCGGATTTCCAGGCTCTCACGAATTCAGCTCATTTCCGGCGATCAGATGCCACTCGGTTTCGCCGCCAGCGACGACGCCGAACGCCCAAAGTCGTCCCTGATTCGAGAGTCCGTGAATGACGTCCCCGACGGTCTGGATCATGATAATGATCTCCTCGCCGACATTCGACGCCGCTCGGATTTGTTCCCGAACGACGTCGCCGTGAATGTATTCGATCGACTTGACGCCGCCCGGCCCGAGGGCCGCGCCGCCGTCGGGGAGCGTCTCGGGGAGTGTTGCGGCGACTCTCGGGTCGATGAAAATTCTCGCCGGCGCTTTGCGTTCGTTCATGTGTCGTCTCCAGTGTTGGCCGTCCCTCCGATCCCGAGTCGATGCGGACCCTTACGGTCGGGAGATTCGGCGGTTTTCGGCGGCTGGACGAGGGTCCACGCCTGAGTCCGGTCGGACCCGCATTGAGAACAGGCGTAAAAAGTCGCGAGGATGGCGCCGCCGCCCTCCTCCTGTTTGTGAACGGGTCGGACTGTGCGAGAGCCGCAAGCGGGACACGCGGGCAAATCGGACGAACTCAACATCGGTTTTCTCCCTGATAGAAAAAACCGGGAGACCGCCCCAGTGAGGCCCTCACGGCCTCGCGCCAACGGAACGGCCGCCCGGCGAAACTTTATTGTTCTGAGTCCTGTTCGGCGTGTCTCTCGCGCGCCTCCTGATTGAATAGGTCGGGCGTCCTGTGGACGCCGGTCTCCTCGACGAGAATCGGGTTCGAGTCGGTCCCGAACATCGTGTCCGCGAGGACCTCGATCGTGGGCGGGACGTCCACGGCGTTCGCCATCATGAGAATGACGCCGAACTCGGCCTCGGTCACGACCTTGACCGGGAGGCGATCGACCGCCGCCTGTAGCTCCTCGACGGTCGTGGACGGGTCCGGAACGGCGCGCCAAGGGACGAACCGCTCCGGCTTATGAACCGTCAGCGTCCGAGTCGTCACGACGCCTCGGCGACTTTCCCCGCCCATTCTGGATCATAGATATGGGACAGCGGGACCGAGCCGCGATACAAGGCGAACAGCGCCCGAGCGAGCGGGCGTTTCGGCGTCACTTGGCCTTTCTCGACGCGATACAGAGTCGGCTTTTTACAATCGACTTTCTGACAAATCTCCTCGACCGTCATCCCGCTCTCGTCGCGAGCTTGGCGGAGGAGGCTGGGTTTCGGGTTTGTCATAAATCTCTCCTGGGAGCGCCCTGGCGAGCGCGATGTCTGAGGCTGACAGTGTAACACGGGGAGAGACTATCGCCAGAAATCCCGTCGATTATGTGATCCCCGTCACATGGACCGTCTCGCGTCATGATACTATATATCCACGCTCACGGAGGTCGAAACGATGAAATTCAGGAAAGGCGAAAAGGTCAAAATTGTCCCCGAATGGCTCGGGAAAAATGAGGAGGCGGGCGAGGTTTACATCGTCCGCGAGGATTCGATTCCGACCGAGAACAATCCCGACGGGATCGAACACGACCGGATCGACATTTCGGCCGTCTCTCTTATGGACTGGCCGATCGTTCCGTGTGAGCGAGTTCGGCTCGACATGATCGAAAAACTGGAGGACTAGCATGGAAATCACAATCAAGCTCCCCGACGGGACGACAATCAAGCGCGAGGCCGAGGCCGTCGCGACGCCGCCGATCAGTATTGAGTCGATCGAAAAAGCCTATGAGGAACGACGCGCCGAGCGGATCGCGAACGTCAAGCCGCCGAAACATTACGCCGCAATGGACGACCGCCCGCTCGTGATCGCGTGTCTCCATTATGAGGGCGAGATCGAGCATCTAGTCAGCGCCGATCTCCAATGGGAGGCGTATTGCGAGGCCGACGGGTTCGGGTATCTCGACGCCGACTCGCTCGCCGAAATCAACGAGGGATGGGACTGGAGTCACGTCCGCGATTCGACCGACGAGGGTTTCGCCCGCGTCGCTCACTTACTGCGCCGGAATCTCCGGACGATGTTCAAACTTTAGGAGTTCAGTCATGGGGACCTCAGACAATCCGATCGAAAATCTCGTCATGTTCCGCGCCGCGCTGGAGACTCGTCATTTTTCGTTCGAGGCTTTTGGCGAGACCGAGAAACACGCTCGCGCCATGATGGCCGAGCTTTGGGCGGATCACTGTATCGAATATGAACAGCCGAACAATTTCGACGAGTTCGAGGATGGCGTGAACGTGATGGAGTTCAGCATCGGCCGAGGGTATCGCGACGGCTCCGAGGTCAAGGTCCGGAACAAGGTCACGGCCGAAATGATGGACGAGATCAGCCTCGCCCGAAAGGACATTCGGGGAATCGACTGGGAGAACATCGAACCTTATGGACGGCCCAAGGACGGACGATCGTTCGCCGTTCCGGTGAAAGCGATTTTCGGTCCGAACGAGGTCGATCAGGACGAGGTCGGCCCGTATTCGGGGACGATGATAATCGACGTCCAGAACGGGAAACTGACCGACTATTCGGTCGGCGATTGGCAACGAGACGAGGAGGACGACGATGAACTATCGAATTCTGTGTGAGGTTTCGGGCGGCGTGACGGGATACCGGAACGCCTATCTGAAAAACGGCGGCGTCGAGGTCATTTTCCCCGACAAGGAAACCGCCGAGACCGAGGCGGCTCGCCTCATGAAAAAAACAAACGGCCCATATCGGACCGCTGATTTCCGCTATACCGCGGAGCCAATAGGAGGACAATCATGACAGCGCCAGCCATTACGTTGAAAGGTCTCAAGGTCGCGGAGTTCGCGAGCGAGGAGACGACGTGTTTTCAGGCGACGGTTTACGTTGACGGAAAACGATTCTGTGTCGCGTCGAACGAGGGCCACGGAGGACCGGATCGGTTCGACGCGCTGACCTCGGGAGGCGGAGCCGGACACAAGCTCGACGAGGACATTCACGCGATCGGCCTCAAGGTCAATCCGCTCTCGAAACGGCGCTATGACGACATTCCGAAAAAGGACGACGACGGGGTCCGGATGGTCACGACGACCGACGGAAAGGCCGTCGCCGTGGACGACATTGACGTCGATGAATGGACGATGAAAACCGACGGGGTCACAAGCTGGGACGTTTTTGAATGGCTCGTCAGCGAGGCCCTCACGGTCGCGCTGTACCTCAAGGACATGAAACGCGCCATGAGCGGGCGGGTCCTCATGATCGAGGACGGCGAGTGTTTCCGGACGTCCAAGTGTCCGAAAGCTCACATGGCCGAGTTCCTCGTCAAAGTGAAAAAGGACAATCCGAAAGCGACGATCCTGAACGGCCTCCCCGAACTGGAGGCGCTCGAACTGTTCCGGGCGGCGCAATAATGGCCGCTGGAGTGATGCCTCCCGAGTTCGCTGGCGAGTTCTCGCCATGCGCGCCGGGATGCGGCCATCGGGACTGTGAGGCGATTCACAGGCGAGCGGCTCGGGTTTGCCATCATTGCGACACGCCGATCGGCTGGGACGCCCGATTCTATGACGTCGGACTCCAGACCGCGCCGTCGAGCGTCCACGCGCTCTGTGAGGACCTCCGGATCGAGATCGACATGAACGCCGATAAACTCCGGCTCATGTCCCGATGCGCCCGGCCGATCGGCGACGACGACTGGGGATCGGCGCGTCAGATTGACGCCGAGAATCAATGGGTCGAGTTCGCGCATCGTCACATGACGACAGCCGCTCGGGAGGACTGGGACGAATACGCGCTCAAGGCGACGTCGGAGGAGGCGATCGACTATGGCCTCCGGGTCCTCAAGCTCAAGTAATAGACTCACGCCGAGAGACGGCGTATAAAGTAAAGGCCCGCCGGTCACGGAGATCAGCGGGCCTTTTTTTCGGTCGGCATTTTGCAGGTGAACGACCGGGCGCCTGAATTCTCTCACGGCGACCCGCCTCCCGCAACAGTCCCCGAAACCGGCGATCCACTGGTCCGTCCGGCTTTCGATCCGTCTCGTCGTGTCTGGCGCTTTCGCGCCCTCCCGTCGGGCCTGAGACGGAACGATTGAAAACTATAAATATCTGTTGTTGTAACGGAGGGCGCTGGCGTCGCCGAACCCTGTGGGCGACCTGTGGATAAGCTGGGGACAGCCGGAGGAGAACATCATGAGAGCCGAACCGACGTGTCGCGATTGCGGCGGACCGATAAAATGGGTTCACACGAACGATCGCTGGACGCCCATGACGCCCGGAGGAGACGAGCGCCATCGTTGTCAGCTCGAACAAACGTGTGAGGCGCCCGGATGCGGGAAAGCGTTCAAAGGCGCTCCGTGGATGAAAGTTTGTCCGGCGTGTTACAAGCGAGACTCAGGAGGAGGAGATAATTCCACGCCTGAGCCAGCGAGCGCGTCCAGGAGGCGCGAAACTTTGCGGGAGGACTACGGAGACGATGATCCATTCTGATCGAACCAGCGGCCAGCGAGGACTGTTTGAGGAACCGGAGCGACCGACCGAGGAGGACCCGAAACCGAATTCGCCCGATGATCTCGGATACACGACGCCGAGCGTTTCAGTTTATGGGACGGCGCGACCCGAACCCGATCCGATGCCCGAGAACTTTTGTCGCTCGGCGATGCAATGGGACGACGCGCGAAAGTTCGTCGCCTGGATTCACGCGCGAAACATTCCGACTCACGCCGGGATCACGCTCGGCGGGATTGTCGTCGGGCTGTCGGGCCTCGGCGTCGCCGATCTCCGCTGGCTGTGCGGCGCAATCAAACAGGCGGGCGTCGCGCCGTGTCCGGAGAAACTCCGGAGGGCGGTCATGACTCACGACGTCTCGGTTCTCCGCGAGGACGACGACGCCCCGGACTGACCTCAGATAATCGCTCCAAATCCCTGAAAAACCACTGTTTTCGGGGATACCAAGGCCAAGGCCGACCCGAGTTCTCGCCTCAGAACGGCTCTCACGAGGCCGATTTCACTGGAATCCTAGGAAATCGGGACTCCGGCGTCCTGATATGTGTCGGAGCTGTTCTCGCGGTTCCTGTAGGCTCGCGCATCCTTGAGCGTCGGGATCGCCCCGGCGAGATTCAGGCGCGATCGGAGAGCCGCCAAAAGCTCGGCGGCCGTGACGCCCACGACGGCGACAGTGATCCCGTCGTTTATCGTGAGGCCCGTTCCCGGCGCCGGCGCTCCGTTTTTCTGGCGAATGACAGTCGTCGGCGAGGCGGGCGGCGTGACTACCGTATAAACCCCGCGCTCGACGAGCTTGGCGCCAGTGACGACTCCGGCGGCGACCGCCGAAACCATTCCGACCGCCGGGACTGAGAACGTCCCGCCTGTGATCGAAAACTGATCGTTGACGAAATAGCCCGAGCCGCCCGCGGCGATGGCCTCGCCGATCAGCCGGAGCGGACTCGCGTTCGCCCGAGTCGCCTCGCGTGTGAGGAAATTATCAAAACCAGGATGGCGCGATCGAAAGCGCCCGTCCGTCGTGAGGAGCCGACGGCGATGGCGGAGTCTCCGGGCGTGACTGTTCACGGTTTTCTGGAGCTGGAGGTTCTGGCTCATGTCGATCTCCTATGTCGGGAGGGCCGCATTGACGAGGACGAACCATTCGTCCGCCGCTGTTTTGCGGATTGTAGCGGAGGCGTTCGCCGCAATGCCAGCGACGACGAGATTCTGGGAGCCGCTCGCATAGCTCACGGCGGGGTCGTCCGTGACGGTGATCGCGGCGGCGTTCTGATTCACGAATTCGAGCGTCGTCCCGATCGGATATGGGACAGTCGTCTCGTCCGGAATGTTCAGCGTGTGGGCGGCGTTGTCGATCAGGACGGTCCCGTCCCGGTTTCTCATGGTCGGCTCGAAACTCGCCGCCGTTATTGCCTCGATCGTTCCGAGCCGGGCGTCCGGAAATAGAATCCAGACGTCGCTCGCCAGATGCCACAAGCGAAAATGTTCATTCAGCTCGAACGTCGGCCGAGCGCCGCCGAGCGCGCCGGTCTCGCTGTATCCGGCGAACCGGATCGTGACGCCGACCGCGCCTGTGACCTCAAGGAATCCGGTCCCGAGATATGTGACGTCATAGAACATTCCGAGCGGGATCGGGACATTCGCGAACGTGGCGATTGTGAGGAGGACGGGCGTCGAGGCGTCGTCGAGCGTGAGCATCCGTCCGATGTCCTCAAGGATCGTCGTGTGAGTCGCGCCGATCTCCAGTTTCTCGAACTGGCGTTCGTGGCCGCCCGGCGTCCAGACGGAACCGATCCGGACCCAGAACCGATCGAGCGTCCGATCGTAAAGGACGAAACCCTCGCGCGGCTGAATATAAAACCAGGGCGAGCCGTCAGTCTGGCCGGGGACGTTCGTGAAAACGGCGATGGCGTCAGCGATCCCGCCCGTGTCGCCGCTCCAGTTTGTTCCGGTCGGCGTTCCTGGCCCGAGGAGATAAGTGTCGCCGACGCCGGGGCCAGCCGGTTCGGCGGTCCGCTGGTCGATGACGAAAGCCTGAACCTGTGAGTCGAGGATGACCATCGACGAATCGAAACCGTTTTTCCAGTCGTTCGTCCCGAGCGTATATTCAAAATTGACGCCGATATTCGGGAGGGCGGTTTGTGGCATGGCTGACTCCTAGGGACTCACGTCGCGGAATTCTACACGGAGACCGAACCCGACGTCGCCGAACACATCGAAAGCCGTGTTCCCGACCGTCCGGACGATCTCGGCGCGTTGCGAAATTCGGGTCAATTCGTCGAGCCGATTCACGACACTGAACCGGGCGTCGAGGTCGATCGCGTCGAGGATGCGAATCCACGCGGCCCGATAGGCGCCGATTTCGGAGATCGTTGTCTCCTGGAAAACGGTTCCGTCGAGCGTCAGCGAAAGGATGACGCCGGGGACGACGTTAAACCCGAGATTGAAAATCCCGGTCGTGTTGACTTGAGCGAGGCCGCCGGGGAGACCCGCGACCGGCGGCGAACCTTCCACGATGTTGAACTTGAGGAGGCCGGGAACGCCGAAACCGGCGCCGCGCCCGCCAGCGTCGAAAGCGATCCCGCCTGAATTGGAATTGAAAACCTTTGTCAGCCGAACAGAGAAATTGTCCGCGACCTCGATGGCGATGGACGACCGCTCCATCGGGAAATCAAAACCGGGAATGAGAACGAGCGGCCCTTGGATCAGCGTCAAGAATGAGGCGGCCGGGCTGGCGCGGAGGCCGTCATAAAACTCCTGATGGAACTGGGTCCGGTCGTCGGAGGTTCCGAGCTGGCGGACGCTGACGCGGACGCTGAATCCCTCGCGACCGCCGGCCTCCTGTTCCTGTTCAAAGGTCAAAGCCGCCCCGCCGAAAGCGAGAGTGTTCTGGGCCGTCGGCGACGTTTGCAGAAAGGCGGGTTCGTTCGTCTCGCTCAATATGTCCGGAACGCCGGACCCCGACGTCCCCGGCGCGACGCTGTCCGAGCGGAACCAGTCGATGTATAAACGCTGACGAACGGCGGCGCGCGGCGGCGCGGCCTCCTGTCGAAAGCCGATCCCGAACATTTGATTCAGCGGGACGATGTTCGACGGCGGCTGTTGTCGGAGAGCCGTGTCGCCGAACCGGGTCGTGATGCGGACCTGAGTTCCGTCGCGCGTGATCGTGAACGGGCGATCCGTTGTCGCCGTCTCAAGGCGCTGACGAATCTCCTCGGCCGCGTCCTCCAGCGTCGGAAAGCTCGTCTGAGGGAGACGGAAGTCCGCGCCGAAACTCTCGAACAGAATCCCGTCGAACATATCGAACAGGAGGCGCCGATTCTCGCCGACGCCCATTGTCCCGAACAAATCAATCGTCCACGCCCTTTCATCGCCGGAGCCTGGAACCGGATCGGGCGTGAAAGGCGGCGCGCCTTGCGGGAGGACGATTCCGGTGTTCGGGAGATCGAGATCGCCGCCGAAATCGCCGCCAAAGTTCAAGCCGAATCCGAAAACCTCGAACTCGCGTGTGACGGCGACCTGTCCCTCGTTGCCCGCGGTCGTCCGGTTCGTGATCTCCGCCGTGAAATCGAGCTCGTCGGGAATCCCCGGCGAGGATTGCGGGATGAAATCGGTCACGACGAACTGATCCGAGAAAATGTTGATTCGATCGACGACGGTCGCGGACGTGTCCACGCGCCGAATGACGACATGACCGCCCGTGTCGCCCGGCTGTTGAATGTCGGGGTCGTCCTGTAGCGTGTCGAACGACTGATTCGTTTTGTTCCGAGTGTTCCATGTGAACGATAAAAGTCCGACCGCCCGCGTCCAGCCATCGAGGTCGTGAAAGCGTCGCAAGTTCACGAACGGGTCGCCTGGCGGGATCGGATTCCGGACCCGCTGGCCGACCGTCGTTCCGAGCGACGCCGCCGAGGCGATGTCGAGCGTGTTGCGAATCGTTTGCGGGAGAATTTTGACGCTGATTAACGTGACCGAATTGTCGAGCGCGCCTTGGCGCTGGAGGAGGCCCGAACCGAATCCGACGAAATAGACCTCCGCATTGTCCAAGTGATCCGCCGGGATCGTGTCGAACAATCCGAAATGACAATCCGAAAGCGTGACGAGACCGCCGCCGTCGTCGATGGCGCTCTCAAACGAAATCAGCTCCTCGTCGATCAGGATGACGTTCAGCGGATTGAGCGGGTCGATGACCGCCGAGCCAGCCGCGAGAATCTCGGCGAACGTGATGTCGTTGATCCCGTCGATCTGGACGTCCTGAGTGAACGGGAACGTGTCGCCTTTGTCGCGCGAGATCGCCGCCGTGATAAGCGCCGAGGGCGTGAAATCGTTTTCGGTTCCCTCGAATGAAAACGTGGACCCGCCGCTCCGGTCGGCGAACACGTCAAACGAGATATGGAGTCCGCCATTGCGCGAACACAGGACCGCCAAGTGTCGGTCGTTGTCGAGTGAGAGCTGGAACGGGACCTCCCACAATCGTTCTCTGAGTGACGGCTGGGCCTCCGACGAGACCGGGACCCAGCCCGTGTCGGTCGGGTCGGTATAGCTCCCGAGATTGAACGCGAACACGTCCTGAGCGCAATCAATCGTGATCTCGTTTTCGAGGATTTTCCCGCGATCGACCCGCGTGATCCGGAGCGGGAGACGAGTGATCCCGAACCTGGCCCATGTGAATTCGACGATGTCGCCGGGGACCTTGTCGAACGTCGATCGGTCCGTGACGATTTTCATTGTGACGATCGGCGTTGACAGAGCTCGAATTTCGCGCCACGCGATCGAGTTCGCCAGCGTCGGGTTTTTCACGCCGGGATAATTCGTTTTCGCCGCGTTGACGCCTTGAACGATGTCCTGATTCCCCATGTCCTGAGCGAGCGCGAACGATGTCGTGTAATTTTTCCGACGATCGTTGAACTGAACCGAGACCTGATTCTGAGTCTCCGCCCACGCTGGCCGCTGATACCGCGTGATTTTTTTGACGTTCGTCTCGTCGAGGAGAAACTGAACGCCGGGCGTGTAGTCAAACCGGACGAGCTTGAACGTGAACTCGCCCGTGACCGGATCGAGCGTGAGGACGCCGTCCACTTGCTGTTCAATGAGCTGGATCAGTTCGAGGACGTCCATCGAGCGATCCCAGACCCACGCCCAGCCGTTTCCCTCGGTCGCCAGTGTCGCCGCCGCTGTGCGAAAGTTCGGGAGGTCGATCTGAGCCGACGCGATGGCGAGGCCCCATTCCGTGTTCGTGATGACCTCGAAAATCACGTTCATCGGGTTCGCGCCGAGGTCGATTTCCTCGTCGCCAGGCTGGAGCGTTGCGAGGTCGAGACCGTCGGGGATGCGCTGAATCTCAAACGAGAACGCGCGGAGCTGCGGGCCGAGACCGATCTCGCCTCGCTCCCATGTGATATAGCACGTCCCGCGATAAGCTGGGAGCGGCGACTGGAACGGGATCAGATAGGGCGCGATTAACTGAGTCTCGGAGCCGGGGTAAATCCGCCCGCCGCCGATCAGACCGCCGCCTCCTCCGGCCTCCTCGCCGCCATAAAAGTTCGGCTCGTCGATGAAATAGCTCGCTCCGGCGTCGATCGGGACGAGGTTCGCGTCGGCGCTCGGAGCGTCCTCGCCCCATGCGAACGACTCGTCGTTTCGGATGTTAATCAGTAAATCGACCGGGCCACGACAGAGCGCCATCTGGAGGCCGATTTTATATCGAAAGCCGGTCGTGACTGTGTCGCTGGAGAACAGTCCGGTTTTCACTTTCTCCGTGATCGCCTCCGCAATTAGATCCCCATACCAGACGATATTCGGGCCGGACATTTTGACGCGGCCCCAGATAATCGGAACGACCCGGCCCTCGGTCGCGGTCGGGACTTGGAAATCTCCGAGTCCGGCTGGCTTGGCGTCCTCGATGTTCGGTTTCGGGCGGAGGAGTTCCGTCACGAGGAACGTCAGGACGTTAATCAGTAGCAGGACCCAGAAAGGCATTTTCGATCAGCTCCCGCCGCGGAGGGTCACATTGAACGGGTTTTTTCTCGGGACGAATGGAAAGCCGCCGTAATCCAGGACGGCGTCGAATTTCACGTCACACGTCGTCAAGTCGTGAGCGCATCCGGCGAACAAATCAATGTCCTGTCCGCTGACGTTCAGCGAGAACGGAATGAGGAGCGTCATCACGTCGCCCGACTGGGCGAGGATCATTCGCGCGTCGTCGGTTCCTCCAGCTGGAAAACGCGCAAAGCC